ACTACAATTGATGTAGAATATGTTGGGCCATTAGCTAGATCACAAAGAATGGAAGAAGCAGTTGCTATAGAAAGATTATATACTTTAGCAATGAATATTGCACAAGTTGATCCTGCTATTATGGATAACATAGATCACGATAACGCAATTAGAATGAGAGCAAAATTACTTGGTGTACCTAAAACTGTTTTAAGAGGTAAAGATCAAGTTGATGAAATGAGAGCCGCACAAGCAGAAGCACAACAACAAGCGGCAATGGCACAACAAGCACAACAAGAAGCACAAGTAGCTAACACACAAGCTGACGCAACTAAAAAATTAGCAGACCCTAATGTACAATCCGCTATGGGAGATATGGCAGATGATATGGGTATGTCTGATATGATGGGATAATATGGCAGATCAAGATACTGATCTAAAACAATTAAAACAACAATACAAAATTACATTTTCATCTAAAGAAGGTGAAAAGGTATTAGCAGATTTAACGTCTGCTTATTATCATAGAAGTTCATTTAAAGAGAACCCCTATGAAACAGCCTTTCGTGAAGGACAACGATCGGTATTAATCAGAATAATCAATCTAATAAAGGAGAATAAAAATGTCTGATGAACAAACGACCACTAATGACAATCCAGCAGTAGAAACTCAAATAGCTGATGCAGTACAAGGCACAGTTAATACAGTTCTTGGATCAGAAAGTGATAATCAAAATGATTGGAGATCAACACTTTCAGAAGATTTAAAAAATGATCCAACTTTATCAAACTTTAAAGATGTAGAAAGTCTTGCTAAAACTGTAGTACATCAACAAAAAGTATTAGGTAGCAGAATACCATTACCTAAAACTGATGAAGAACGTAACGAACTTTATAATAAATTAGGCAGACCAGAAGATGCTAGTAAATATGAAGTTAATATTCCAAATGAAATGGCAGAATTTATGCCTAAAGAAGATATTGAACAATTTAAAAATGTTGCTCATAAAATTGGATTAAATAACGAACAAGTAAATGCATTAATGGAATTTCAAGTTAGTGCAACTAAATCTAGTTTAGATAATCAAGGCGCAATTCTTAATCAAGAAAAAGAAAAATCAACAGAAGTTCTTAAAAAAGAATGGGGTTATGATTATGATAAAAATGTAAGGGCGGCACAAAGAGCATTAAATGTTTATGGTGATGCAGAATTACAACAACTTTTATCTGAAACATCTGCTGGAAATAATCCTGCTGTAGTAAAATTTTTAGCAACTATTGGTAAAGAAGTAACAGAAGATATGGCTCAAAATACTACTAATAATAGATTAGCTACATCTCCGTTAGATGCTAAAGAAGAAATTAATAATGTTATGGCTGATACAAGTCATGCTTATTTTAATCCATCACACCCAAACCATGAAATTGCTGTAGAAAAAATGCGACAATTACATGAAAAAGTGTATGGTAAATAAGTCACAAGTGTGATATTATTACAACAATATATTTGCCCGCAAGGACAACAAATGTATAAGTCATGTTGACTATAAAACCGTAGTGATTGTATCGTTATTACAATAAGGTTTCCCAGAAATGGATAAAGACCGATTAATTGGAATATGGTTTAATACATTTGTATTATGCTCTCTATTCTTAACTTTTAAATAAGGACTAAATAACATGAGTACACAAATAACAACAGCTTTTGTAGAACAATACAAAAGTAATGTGTTTCATCTTGCACAACAAAAAGGTTCAAGGTTAAGAGGTGCGGTTAAATCTGAAACGGTAACTGGTACATCTCATTACTTTGAAAGAATTGGTGCAACTGCGGCACAAGTAAGAACAACAAGACATTCTAACACACCTCAAATTGACACGCCTCACTCAAGAAGAAAAGTGACGCTTGCTGATTACGATTGGGCAGATTTAATTGACCAAGAGGATAAAGTAAGAATGTTGATTTCACCTCAATCTGAATATGCGAAAGCTGGTGCTTACGCTATGGGTAGAGCAATGGATGACGCAATTATTGCGGCCGCTTCTGGCAATGCATTTGGTGGAGTAGCTGGTGCTACTTCTGTTGCATTACCTGCTGGTCAAAAAATTGCAGTAGGCACTACTTCTCTAACAGTTGCAAAACTTATTGCGGCTAAAGAGATTTTAGATGCTTCTGACGTTGATCCAGATGAAACTAAATACTTGGTTTGTTCAGCTAAAGAGATTACTTCTCTATTAGGTGATGACAAAGTAACTTCTGCTGATTACAATTCAGTAAAAGCACTTGTTGCAGGCCAAATTGATAGTTTCATGGGCTTTAACTTCATCAGAACTGAAAGAATTGCGGCTTCTGGCGGAGATAATCTAGCACTTGCGTTCACTCAATCAGCTATTGGTCTTGCTCTTGGAAAAGACATTGCTACTAGAATATCTGAAAGAGATGACAAGAACTACGCAACTCAAGTATTCCTATCTATGACGATTGGTGCTACTAGAGTTGAAGATGAAAAAGTTGTAGAAATCGCTTGTAACGTATAATATACTTATACTTACAATTTTTTACAAAGTGGGGCGTTGAAATATACGCCCCATACAATATTTAAAAAGGATTTATGGCTACAGAAGTTTCAATTTGTTCAAACGCATTAAGAAGATTAGGAGATGATCCTATTACATCTCTTACAGATGATACTGAAAGAGCAAGACTTTGTAATTCATTTTATCCAGATGCAAGAGATGCAGTATTAAGATTACACACTTGGAACTTTGCAGTTACAAGAGCATCATTAGCACAATTAGCAACAGCACCCGCTTATGGGTTTGCATATCAATATTCACTTCCTTCTGATTGTTTAAGAGTATTACAAATGGAAGAACCTCATTTTATTTTTAAAGTAGAAAACGTAGCTACTCACGGTAGAGTATTATTAACAGATGAAGGTACTGCAAACATTATGTATGTTGCAAGAGTTACTAATACTACTTTAATGGATAGTATGTTTGTTGATACACTTACTGCAAAATTAGCTACAGATTTAGCTTATCCTGTTACAAATTCTGTTCAATTACAAACTCAAATGCAGAAACTCTATGAATATAAACTTTCGGAAGCCCGTAGTGTTGATGGACAAGAAGGATTTATTGATGATCTTGTTTCTGATACATTTACAACTTTCCGAAGATAATGGCTAGAGTACATCCTTTTCAAACTAACTTTACTGCTGGTGAATTAACACCAAAACTTGCAGGCCAAATTGATTTTAAAAAATACAATAATGGCGTTGAGATAATGGAAAACATGACAGTATTTCCACAAGGCGGTGCATCAAGAAGATATGGTACTAGATATGTAGCACCAGTTAAAGATAGTTCTAAAGTAACTAGATTAATTCCTTTTGAATTTAATGTTGAGCAATCATATGTATTAGAATTTGGAGATCAATATATTAGATTTTATAAAGATGATGGTCAAATAACTTCTGGTGGTTCTCCATATGAAATATCTACAAATATTACAGAAGATAAATTATTTGAAATACAATTTACACAATCAGCAGACGTTATGTATATTGTACATGAAAGTTTACCTCCACAAAAATTATCAAGATTAGGTCATACTAATTGGACATTATCAACAGTACAATTTGAAAATGGCCCGTTTTTAGATAAAAATACAGGATCAATAACTTTTACTTCATCTCAACATACTGTTGGAACAGGAAGAACTTTAACTGCATCTGGTTCTGGTTTTGGTAAAGATAATAATGGTTTTCATTCAACTGATGTTGGAAGAAGTATTTTAATGAAAGATGGTGATGGTGTTATTACAGGATATACTTCTGCAACAGTTGTTACTTGGGAAGTAAAAAAAGATTTAGGTGCATCAACAGCTACAACAGAATGGGCATTAGGTGCTTGGTCTGAACACACAGGATATCCTAAAACAGTTTCATTTTTTGAACAAAGATTAGTATTTGGTGGTAGTACATATTATCCACAAACTATATGGGCATCTGAAAGTGGTTTTTATGAAAAATTTGATACAGGTGCAGGTGATCCTGCAGATGTTTATTTATACTATTGCCGCTAACAAAGTAAACACTATAAGATGGTTAGCACCCGCTAGAGATTTAATTGTAGGTACTGCTGGTGGTGAATTTAAAGTTGGAAAACCTGCTGGTGAGCCTTTACAACCCGATAACGTACAGATTACACAACAAACTACTTATGGTGGTTATACAACACAACCTATTCAAATTGGTAACGCTGTATTATTTTTACAAAGACAAAGAAAAAAGATTAGAGAATTTTCTTACAGATTTGAAGATGATGCATATCTTGCACCAGACATGACATTGCTTGCTGAACATATTACAGGTAATGGAATTATTGATGTTGATTATGCACAAGAACCAGAAAGTATTTATTGGGCAGTAAGAGAAGATGGTACTTTATTAGGTATGACTTACCAAAGAGAAGAAGATGTTATTGCTTGGCATAGACATATTATTGGTGGTTCATTTAAACAAACTTTTAATGCGGCAACTGATGTTACACCTAAAACAACTGATCCTCTTTTTAATGGTTTTATTACAATATCTGGTCATGGTTTTGTTACAGGTGATAAAGTTTTATATAGCGCAAACGGTGGAACTAAAATTGGTGGCTTACAAGATAATACTTATTATTATGTTATAGCAAAAGACGCTAACAATATTGAATTTGCAGAAACATATCAACAAGCAAAAGATAGAACTGTAATACAAATATCTGCTGGTGTTGGTACACAAAATATACAATCACAAGCTAAAGTTAAATCTATTTGTACTATTTCAGAAGAATTAGAAAATCAAACATGGATTATTGTTGAAAGAAAAGTAAACGGTAGCATAGTAAAATATGTTGAATATTTAGATAAAAATGTAAATATGGATAGTTGTTTATCTACAACTGTAAATGCTAGTAGTACAACAATAACAGGATTAAATCATTTAGAAGGTGAAAGTGTACAAATACTTATTGGTGACGCTGTATATCCAAATCAAATAGTTACAAGTGGAGAAATATCTGTTAGTCTATCACCAAATACAGGTTATAAATCTTTAGAAGTTGGTCTTGGTTTTGTATCTCAACTTAAGACTATGAGAGTAGAAGCTGGCGCATCTGCTGGTACTGCACAAGGTAGAAAAAAGAGATATAATGAAGTTATGGTAAGATTACATAAAACAGTAGGAATTAATATAAATGGAGATCAATTACCATTTAGAACATCATCCACTCCAATGGGTCAAAATATTAAAGAATTTACTGGAGATAAAAGAGTAATTAATCTAGGATGGGATCGTGACGGACAAATAATTATAAAACAAGAACAACCATTACCTATGACAATTTTAGGAATAACAGGAACATTAGTAACAAGTGATTAAGGAGATTAAATAATATGGCATGGCAAGTATTGGCCGCAATGGCCGCAAGTACAGCAGTTACGTTGATGGGTCAACGTCAACAAATGAAAACTATGAAAGCAAATGCGGCTTGGCAAAATTATGAAAATGAACTTTCATTTCAATATGAAAAACAAAAGACATTAAAAGCACAAGCTAAATTAATGAGTAAACAAAGAGCCGCTATAGGTGCATCTGGCGCACAATTTACTGGTTCACCATTAATTGCATCTAATGCAGATTTTGAAGAATTTGAAAGTGATTTATGGTATATGGAAAAAAGATTTTTTGTTCAAAGTGCGGCAAGAGATGCTGAACTAACAGGATTACTTACAGCCCAAAAATATAAAATGGGTGCAACATTATTATCTGGTGCAAGTAGTGCAACTAATTATCAATACGGTAATAAATCCGCAAATACTACAGGAACTACAGGATAATGATATATTTAATTAAAGTTTGGGATGGTATGGAAAAGATATTTGAGGGATACTCAAGAACTGATCCTAGTGTTAATAAAGAATTTAATGCATGGACAGATAAAACAAATGAAAAAGGTACAACTACAAAAGTAGATTTTACACCTGCTAGATATAGGCTTACATATGAAACTGCCTAGAT